AATGGCATCGTAAATCCCACCAGCATTTGCGTTGGCTTGATTGATTGCCCAGCGAAGAGTTCCGCTTGAACCATCATCCAAGAGACTTGTAACTTCAAGTGCCGTTGGAGCGGGAATCGTAGTTGTCGTAGTAGTCGTAGTGCTTGTGGTGGTTGTACTACTTGTAGTAGTGGTTTGAGCAACAGTAGTTGTGGTTGTAGGGGGAACAGTTGGAGCGGTTTCGCTATTAGAGGCAACTCCTCCAAATGTCGTGCATGTTCCAGAAATACAACGCTCGGTTGAGCCAGCCTCGCTGTCAATCATCAGCACGGGAGAGAGTGCGGTATCTCCAAGGTTGAAAACAGCAAAACCAAGTTTGTATGTTCCGGTTATATCCACGCTGTATGTAGATGTTTGCCAACCAGTAGCACCATACGAATTTGTTGAATAGTCACCAGTTCCTGGGTTGGTGAATCCAAGAAGGGCATATGACTGCACGTAGTTGTTCACCCTGATAACTGGGGTTCCAGTAACGGTCACGGGCACAAGCCCAGTCACGGAACCGTCATTGAATGGAACATAGTCCGTTCCTAGGTAGTTCCAAGACATTGTGTAGGTAGTGCCAGCAGTTAGCTGTACTTCCCTAGTAATCCATGCCGCGTTTGTTGGATTGGAATTTCCATTCCCAGATGCAACCCCGTCTGCTGTCAACCGTTCTTGTATTGCTGTTTGCGGAGCACCAGACAAACCGAGTGCAGTCATTGCGTTAGAGAATGTGATTTGCCCAACTGGTTGCAGGGCAACTGCTTTTGCTGCATTGTTTGGTCCAAATGTCCAACTTCCAGCAGCAACGGCTGGGGCGTAAGAAGGGCTGGACGGGTTGTTTCCCACTGCTGGATGCGAACCGTGAGTAAATGTTCGAGAACCAGTAAAGATGGTTACGCCAGTTCCGTTACCTGTGATTGTATTTCCTAGGTTTCCAGACTGGCTTCCCTTATCCCAGCCCGTAAAGGTTCCATCTTCAAATCCGGCATTAGGGAAAGAGTCGGCTTGGGCTTTAGAAGACACTCCAAGAATTGACATCAGGGCCAATGAGACTACTGATACAATAGGGAATAGCCGCCGTAATGAGAAATTCAAGACTTGCCCCTCTCTGAATTTCGGTACTGATATTATGACACAGCGAGTGCTTGTAGGGCTGAAAAAACTAATGTAGTGTTTAGCGGAGGTTAAAATGGCTGGAGCAGGAGTACGAGTCTTTCAAGCAGGTGAAGTCTTGACTGCAACATTGGTCAATACATATCTCCAAGATCAGGTCGTAGCTCGCTTTGCTAGTGCCGCTGTTCGCGATGCCGCATTTGGTGGAAGCGGGGAGCCGACACTCGAAGAGGGCCGTGTTTGCTACTTGGATTCAACCAACAGCCTCCAGTACTACAGCGGCTCTGCATGGGTTTCCATCAGTTCTGAAGCAGTTACTGGAGAAGTTCAAGCCAAAGGTGACCTAGTTGTTGGGACCGGATTAAACACAATCTCACGAGTGGCAGTTGGTGCGAATGACACAATCCTTGTCGCTGACTCAACAACCTCAACTGGGCTTGCCTGGAAGGCACAACCTGTTGCGGCCGAGAATAGTATTACTTCTGCCCAAATTGTTACTGGCACAATCGTTGACGCAAACATCTCTGCTTCTGCGGCAATTGCTCTTTCCAAACTTGCCACTGGAGCATTGCCAACGGCAATCACGGTCACATCGGCAAACATATCCGACCTGTCAATCGTTAATGCCGACATTAGTGCTTCTGCCGCAATAGTTGACACCAAGCTCGCAACAATCTCAACTGCTTTGAAAGTATCCAATTCGGCGACTACTGCGACAGATGCAAATACTGCCTCGGCAATCGTTGCCCGTGACGCTTCTGGAAACTTTATTGCAGGCAAGGCAACACTTGCTACTGCGGATGTCACCACGGTGGTTGAGACTGCAACAATTTCGGCAACCGCCGCTACTGGAACTATTAACATTGATTTCAGTACAAACCCAACCGTTTATTACACCAGCAATGCCACGGCAAACTGGACGCTAAATGTTCGTGGGACTTCTAGTGTCGCCCTAAACAACACTCTTTCCACTGGCCAAATTGCAACAGTTACATTTCTAGCCACAAATGGATCAACACCATACAGACCAACAGTATTTCAGGTAGATGGTTCAGCTGTAACTCCAAAGTGGATGGGCGGCACTGCCCCATCTGCTGGCAATGCAAGCTCAATTGATGCTTATACGTTGGTGATCATCAAGACTGGAAGCGCCGCATTTACGATGCTTGCTAGTCAATCAAGATTTGCATAAGGGTATCCATGCCCTTCATAAACCGCATAGGTAGTGGAGCAACTCGCAAGTTTGGTTTTGGCGCTGGAATGAAGCCAGGCGCACCGACTTCGGTTGTTGCAACTGCTGGCAACGCAGAAGCTAGCGTTGCATTTACAGTCCCATCGTTTCTTGGAACTGGAACAGTTTCTTATACAGCAACTTCTTCGCCAAGCAGTTTGACTGCTACTGGAGCGAGTTCCCCACTTGTGGTAACTGGCCTAAGCAACGGCACTGCGTATACATTCACGGTTACGGCAACAAACTCTTTTGGTTCGTCAACATCAGAAGCTTCAAGTTCATCCACGCCAGTTGCTCCGCCATACTTCCCTCCGTTTTTCCCACCATTTTTTCCACCGTTCTTCCCGCCGTGTTTTGTTGCCGCATGTACGCCTCCTGCTTGTACTGCGACAACAAGCACTGTTCGTGGAGCAAAAACGAGCACTTGCTTCCTTCCAGGTTGTAACTCTGGTTGCCTATACGAAACGACAGTCACGACCACATATTCAGGCGGATCGTGCACCGATGCCTGCGGCAATGAAGTGTATAGTTCGTGCCCTGGAAACACGTCTGGTCCTGGAAATCTAGTTTGCGGTCCAGCGTAAAAACAAAACAACATAGATAAGGAAAAAAGATGCCAAATGATACATCGGTAACATGGTTTGCAATAGTCGTGGACAACGAACTAGCACATCTGCACTCGGTTGAAAACCAGCTAGAAGGTGTTGTCGCTGCATTTAGTTCAAGCCCGACAATCGTCCCAATTACCCAAAGCGAACTTGACAGGATCATGACCATCCCTGTACCATACGGACAAGTAACTTATGATGGGACAAACTTTATTCTCCCCGAGTAAACGACCAGTCAAATATTTGTTTTTTTATTGTTTCAAAAGGAGCCACAGTGAGTAACGCATGGCAAGAATACAAAAACCGTTTAGGCTCAACTAGACCGTGGGACATTTTTGATAAACAAGCACATAATACCGATGAACAGGTAGCACTAGATCGTTATGCATTATGCCTGGAATGCCCTGAGTTTATGAAATTAACAAAACAGTGTAAGCAGTGTGGTTGTGTTATGCCATTAAAAGTCAAGCTCAAAAATGCAGAGTGTCCGATAAAAAAATGGTAAATATGAAATTTCCGTCGACCCCCAAAATTGGAGAAGATGAACTTCTTGAAATAAGCAGGTTTCAGATTGATGACCTTGGGCATGGCTTGGTGGTATTTAGAAATGTATTCAATGTTGACCCAAATGTTTTGAAACACATTGACTCGGCTGCAAAAAAAGCCCACGAAGATCGATGGGAGTACGTAACAGGAGACGACGGTGTTGAATACGGAATCAATGAAGATGGGTTTAGATACAGAATTGAAGATGTACCAGATGCCCCAGTTCGCATACTTTCTCCAGTCAACGAAACGACACCCAAAGAAATAACTGATTACTTTGTCAGCCTAGAAGACACTATCTATAAGTGCCTGATTAGATACGTGGATATGTTCCCTCTTGTTGTGGGAAGCCTTTGGTGGAGGGCTCGTGGACACATTCTCCGCTATGAAGGTAAAGGGATTTTGGGGTGGCACCAAGACAATGACACCAACTACAAAGTAACCGACGGGGTTAGATACATCCCAAAAGGTATGGTTGCATCAAGACAGACTGCTGGTGCTCTTGCCTATTTCAATGATTCTGTAGACACCGCAGAAGAATTAGATGGAACAAATTTTGCTGGTGGGTCTTTGATGTTTCCGTATATAAAAGTTGAGTACAAACCAAGAAAAGGCGACATCGTAATATTCCCAACTAATTACATGGTTTCGCATGGGGTTACCAAAATGAAGGGTGGTGTTAGGTACGCTTACTTGACCTTCTTTGGGCAAGGCGCTAACGATGAACCCGCAAACATAAGAATCGTTGAGAGCAGCCAAAGCACTGAATGGTGTCCACCAGTTTGGTTTGACAGTATTTACGATGATTACGAAAGATACTGTAAATCACCATACTCGATATGGAGTGATAGATGGAACGCCAGTCTAGAGCCTGGGTCTAACCCTGTTTTCCAAAATAGATGCGTCACTCAGTACGGTGGAACTCACATAGCAGAAAAAATAACAAAAGAAGATTAAGGGGCGACACGTGACGTACCTTGGGCATGAACACATTTATGTATTTGATGATTTCATCACAGAGGAAGATGCCTCGGAACTAATCAGATTTCATGAAGAAGAGTTTGTATGGGAATCACACTATTCGTGGGTCGTGCCTCTGGAACAGTTCAATAAAGGACCAGTTATTCTTACTGGAGCATATGGCGAAGAAGTCAAACGACGTCTGTCAGAGTGGGATGAAAAAACGACCCACCCCCTAGGTGCTATCTATGGCAAAAAAATCATGGAGCTTGCGTCAGAAACATTTGGTCGCACATTGGTTCAAAGGCTAACACCGTATTACAAGAGGTTTCCTGTAGGTGACGACCACGACCCCCACGCCGATTGCGAATCAGAAAATCAAAACATCGTTGACTTCATGCCAAGATACTCCCCAAGTGAATTCAACACACCGGTTCTCATAGAAGTAGCAGCCAACCTGTACCTCAACGATGATTTTGATGGTGGAGAACTTCACTTCCCTAGGCGGGATTTGGTTATCAAACCCAAAGCACGACAACTGATCCTCTTCCCAGGTGGTCATGAGTACATTCATGGTGTAAAGATGGTGACTCGCGGAGAAAGAAAAGTTTTTTTTAGCCCACTGACAAGTCCGCAGAGACTTCTGCTTCACATGCACGCATATAACACATGGCACGAATTGCAAAAGGGAACAGATGAATACCAATAGCCCATATTACGGATCAACGCCAGAAATTGACAAACAGGCAATTGTGGAAATAATGAGAATGCCTATGGAAAATCTTGGTGGAGGGGTAATCCGATTCCCAAATGCCGTACAAATAAACCAAGAAAAGATTACTGCGTGGTGTGATGAGAATGTCAAGAAAGCCCACGAGCAGAGATGGACATACCACAAAGATGATTCGGGTACAACGTATGCAACCAACGAAGACGGTAATAAATTTGCGCTCGAACAGATTGAGGATGTTCCGGTTCGTGTTTTAGAACCAGTAACAGAAAACACCGAATTCGAGATGGTTGAATTATTTAGGTCATGGGAAGATTCAATATATAAATGTTTGATGAGATATATAGATGAATTTCCAATGGTTCTTGGAACTCTGTGGTGGAGAAATAGGGGTCATATCATCAGATACGACGAAAACGACTACCTAGGGGTACATAATGATAACGACAGCAATTTTAGGTCAACAAATGGTCAAAGATATATCCCTAAAGGTCAAGCGCAAATTAGGCAGGTTGTCGCTGTTCTATTGTATGTAAATGACTGTGTTTCCGAAGAAGAATACGATGGGTCGAACTATGTTGGTGGGGAGTTGTTTTTTCCATATTTGGATATAGAGACAAAACCAAAAACTGGTGACATTTTCATATTCCCAACAAACTATATTGCGACCCATGGTGTCAAGACAGTGGTTAATGGAAGACGGTACTCCTATCTTGAGTTTTGGTCACAGGGTAGCTCACAAGAGGAAAATCTCATATTCATACGTGAACCGAACGATGCTCTCTCATGGTGCGAACCACATTGGGTTGATTCAATTTTTGATGATTACAAGCGATATTGTGCATACTCAGAACAGGGGAAAGAAGTAGACGATCTGTTCAGAAAACCAAACCCTCTTTACCAAAATAGAACACTTGAGGGAAATGATGGTTTAAAGAAAAAATATAATCCGTTAGATGTTGTGGCTGACAACCATGCTAGAGGGAATGAACTTTCTATTTAGAAACTATTCCAACCGGTACATTTTTTTGCTGGCTATTAACCAAACCCAGACTGTTCACTGTTTCAAAAATTTTTGTAGTTGATGAATCCTGTATGTCTCCATGACCAAGCCAACAAAGGTATGCGTATCTTGTACCATCAGTAACTGGAAAGACTTCGTGGCAACCGAGGTACGAAGACGGATAAATCACGACAGAACCAGAACGTGGTCTTGCTGTTATACCCCAGGGCCTGTAGTAGAGCTCACCACCAGTGAAGTTGTCGTTTAGAAAAAGACCGCATGTCAAAATGTTTTGCATTGGCAGAGTGTTCAGTGGGGTCACCCCGTCTGCTTGGTAGGCAATATTGCAGTCAGAGTGCGGCCCGATGTATTGACCATTTTCGTATTTAATTATGTAGCCATTGGTCATCCATCGAATATTTTCTATCACAACAGGGAATATCTTGCAGTATTCGACAAGACAGGCAATAATCGTCTGTTTGATTTTTTCTATAAAATCAACATCTGTTTTTTCTTCAAGTTTGTAAAGTTCTGTAAACCTTTTTGGCGTCAACTCAACATCCTTTGAGGGAATTCTGTATTTCCCATCCGTGAGAATGAAGTCATCGCCATCCTTGATTATTTGATTTTGTCCTGTTGCTTCAACTGAGTTGATAAACTTTTGCAGGTTATTGTCATCAATAACCAGCGCATTATCAAATGTGACAATGCCGTTTCCCATATGCGTAATTATCATGAGTTTGTATTTTCTACTAGCTGAAATAAATGTGAACTACGGTCAACATTAGACTTAATCAAATACTCCCTCAAGTCCTGCCTGAGTGTTGGCATGTAAACATTTGTAGAAATACTCTCCAACTCGGGATCAAGGTTTGGGTCGCACACGGATTCATTGACCTCTATGTTTGGCGTACCGTGAGAATACCAACCCAAATAAGAATAACGACTCCCACTCTCAATTGGTTTTACTTCATGCGAGGCAATATAGTTGGATGGGAACATCAAAATATCACCAGCATGTGGTTTGTAGTCAATATCAAGATAGTTAAAGTAATGATGACCACCAGTAAAGTTATCGTTAAAATAAACAATAGCAGATATTGTGTTTCTGGTCGCCAATTGATCTGCCGGATGAGGCAGGCCGTACGAGTAGTTGGCGCTTGTATCGGAGTGACTGCCAAGGTAGCTTCCGCCGTGGTCGGTCGAGTACCCAACTAGATGACCTTTCACCTTCCACCAAACATTCTTGTACGCAAGCGGGAATAAAACAAAATACTTCAGAAGATACTTGTCCTTCGCTCGCTCAACGAAACCCAAAAAATCAAGCACATCTTTTCGCTCGGTTCTATGTATCGCAGAACCGCGCCGAGGCATTG